CGACAGCCAGACATTCTCGACAGAGAAGGACGCAAGTTCTTCACTCATCGGGGAAATTTTGGGCCTCTCCGTCCAGATCCGCGGCCTGCACAGCGCACTGCTGCTTTCGAAGCAGCAGTCCGCGTCGCAGGAGAAGCGCCTGGAGAGCTTGGAGCAGGTGCTGCTGAAGCTATCGAACATTGGCAGCTTCCAGACCGCAGCGCCAGAGCCGAACTCACGTCACTCCGCTATCAGGCGGGAAACTTCACCGCGGGGGAGGAGCCAAGTCCCGCGGCCCGTGAGGCAGCCGTCGCCCGAGCTGCTAACGAGTATCCGCGAACGACCAGCGATTGGGCCGAGGGAGAGCGGTGGGAGCCAGACTTCTGCCCCCAGCACATCTGGGAAAAGCTCACCGCCGCGCTCGAAGCCACACAGCCGGAAGCCAGCCCAGGCTACCCGCTGATGCGCTACAGCGCCACCAACGCTGGGCTGCGGGAGGAGTTGGGCGATAGGGCTTTGCTGTGCCTTACATGGCAGCGCCTCGTTGCGCTCGACCGTGCCAGCGAGTCCGAGTCAGCCATGGCCATGGTGGGCCACAACCGGGCGGACCCCATCCGCTTGTTCGTTAAGAACGAGCTGCACAAGAAGGAGAAGGTGCAGCAGGGCCGCATGCGGCTCATCGCCAGCGTGTCGGTCATTGACCAGTTGGTTGAGCGCGTTCTTTTTGGCGAGCAGAACAAAGCGGAAATCGAGAGATGGGAGACCATCCCCAGCAAGCCAGGGATGGGCCTACACGACGAGGGCCTCGAAGCTCTTATCCGGTGCATGGAGGCTTTTGAGAGGCCCGTGCAGACCGACGTGTCAGGTTTCGACTGGTCCGTCAAGGAATGGAGCCTAGACGACGACATGGAGGTGCGCTTGCGCCTAGCTGGTGCCAAGAAGCACGGCACGTATCACGCCGTGTGCACCCAGCGTTACCGGGCTTTGAGCCTGGCCTTGTTCGTTCTCTCAGATGGCTCAGTGTGGGAGCAACTCATACCCGGTATCCAAAAGAGTGGTAGCTACAACACCAGCTCCACCAACTCCAGAA